CAAGCCAATACCAAATGGCCACGCTCTTATGTTCCCATCATTCACTAACTTACACCGAGGGCTAACTGTTGAAGACGGCGATCGGTACCTCCTGGTGTTTTGGCTATACGATAAAAGTCGTGTCGTTCATCTTTACGAAGATCTTCCTTAAATTAAACTAAAAATAAATGCAAATAATTGCACAAATGTGTACACAACGACACGATATTGTGTATAATAGACTCATAACTTAATAAAACGGAGAAAATTATGAGTGCATATTTAGTATCACCAGAACACATAGCCGAGATTGCAAGGTTTGCTTACAAGCCTAGCCAATTTGGTTTTAATCCATACAACTTGGTTGCCAAGCAAAAAATAGATCTTGACGGGTCGGTTGATCTTGCCAGGCTTCTTTTGCAAGCCAACGTCGATTCTTTACAGGCGCGTTACTATGACCACGGTCCAGTGGCTGGTGGCTTCTTGCAATATGAAGAAGATATTACTAACTATTTTGACGACATTGATTTTGCGGGCAATAAGATTTTAAGCCCAGAGTCAATTTACAATATGGTTAACTGTTTAGAATATCAATCATGCGAAGTTGACGGCTGGGTTGAGACTGATGCTTATTGGGCGCTGCATTACATTAAGGAAGCAGCTGCAAAAGAAATGATAAAAAATTCTACAAGTGACGTCGTTGCTTGGGATTACGAACCTAAAAGGGAGGCGGTGTAATGGAAAAAATGATAGTTACGGCAGCGGTTATAATGTTTGTTGGGATCATTGGCTTGGTTGGCGCAATGGATTACGAGGATGAGGTGCTACAGGAAAAGCATTACATTGAGATGGTCTGCGCTGGTCACTGGCCCGACTACAAAGATATATCACCAGAGTGTGAATAAAACAAAGGGAGCTTAGCTCCCTTTTTCTTTAGACTTTCTTTCTGCATAATCATACAGGTTCTCACCGAACATCTTCTCAAACCAAACATCCCACTTCATATTGCCTTTTGGTGTCAGCTCTCTGCGTCTGGTCCAAGCGTGCCTGGCTGCATAGTATTTCTTTTGCTCAGCCAGATCTTGTTCTTCTTCTTCAGTATAGGTCACCTAAATCAAACTCCGTTACGCCTTCTTGGTTGTACGGTGGATATAATCCTTTTTCTTTACAGGCCATTCCCAGGGCCATGGCTTGCTCATTCTTTGCATCCGCATAAGCTATAGCTTCGTCAGATAGCGTATAAACCGCGAAAGGGTATGGTTGTGGTTTCTCTTGGGCCAGGAAGTAAAACTTCTCTGTGGGCAATCCTACTGCCCTACAGCCGGCTAAATAGAATGCTGCTTGCTGGTGATACTTGTAAGAGTTGATTGCACTTTTAAATCCACGCGGTGAAGCATCTCTACACGTTTTAAGATCCCAGATGTCTGTGCCAGTGTGCCAATCAAGTTTGCCTTTACAGGGCTGATTGTTCCACATGAAACATATTGTCAGCTCTACTCGGTGTGTTTTTTTCGGTATGTACTCTGAAACAATCTCACGCCTGGCCATGCAAACATCGTATAGATCTTGCTTAATAGGCTGTCTATCGCCAACGGTAGCCAGGAAGTCTTCGTATTCTTCCTTTCCTACCTTGGTTCTGCGGTCTATGTTGGGCTGTATTACAAACTCTTTATCAAAGTTATGGTGTTCCAGGAACACCGTGTGCTGCACTCGGCCTTCTAAAAGGGCCGGAGATTCGCTATCAAACTTTCTGTACTTCCATGAAAACGGGCACTTACTAATTGCAGTCAAGTCGTGACTACGCCAGGCCGGTATGCTGTCATACGTCGGGTAGTCCAGGTCTTCATATATTCCTTCTTTAAACTCCATCGTTATCTCTCCTGGGATCATCTCCCATACTAAATCTTAAATACCAAATGGCCTTGAGCTTATCTTCTTCTGAGGTTTTATTTTTTTTGTTCATGCGCCAGACATATTTAAATGCTGCTATCTCGGCGTACTTTTGTGTGTGCTCAAGACCAAAGACTGCCACCATAGCGTCAATACACTCAATCACCCCTTCCAGGTAATGCGGTGGCTGGTTTACAAAATCAGTCTTCGGCCTCATAGTTTTTCCTAGAATGGTATGTCTTCGTCGCCAATCTCTTCTTTAGCTAGATCAGCTAACCCACCGGAGTCAGCGTTTTTTTTCGCTGGCGCTTTGGCTTGTGCAGCCTTAACCTCAAACGAATCATCTATCATTTCTTTCATCCAGGGTGGCATATCCTCAACAATGTCACACATATCTTTAGATTCTGCGCTGCTTTGTCCGGTCCACTCTGTGCAGTAAACATCGATGTCAAACTGTACAATGTCATTCTTGGTAGCTACCTTCTTCATACCGCCGTCGGGCTTGTATACACCTTCGACCTTTACCTTGTCTGAGTCTTTACCTTGCTTGACCATTTCTAGCTCAGCAGTCACGCCCAATACTTTTGGTAATTCAAAACCAGCCAGGTCAGCTTCAGTAAATGGTTTGCCACGCCATGATTTCAGATCCTTAAATAGCGCAGCGTTCTCATTTAATGAGGCTGTATATTTTTTAGATGCAGAAAACAATCTGCCGTCGTCCATTGTAATTGGTTCCCAATGTTCTTCTCCGTCATCCACTTCTTGCTTGGCTGTAACCTCCCAATAGATGTATACGATATGACGCTTTCTTAGCGGGCCTTCTTGATAAGACTCCTCTCTAGTACCAGCATCGATTAGTTTGTAGCAAGTTGCCTGGTACCTACCAGGCTCTAGGTTTTCGTAGTCGCCACCACTACTTGAAATAGTTAATCCCATTTTATTGTCCTCCGACGTCTTGAGTTAATTTTATTTATGTTTATACTATTATGCACAAACTTACAAATAAAGCAAAGCCTATGTCACTAAAAATAAGTCGCCCGACCCCGAAAAATTTCGATAGACCTCTAACTACAGACTATGCGACTGACTTCTCCAGGTTTCTTGCAGATAACTCATTGGAACCGGATCCGAAGAAAGGCTTGGTTACAGATGGCAGTGTTGGAAGGGCATATATAAACGTAGGTGGTGCTCGTAAGTTGGTGGGCTGGTATCAATTGTGGTTGGACCAAAGCGTTCCCTTCGGCCGTATGGGTGATTATAGAGTAAGCGCCAGTGAACCGACAGCAGTATGGAAGCCAGAGAACCAAAAACGGTTTAAGATGACCGATGCCCATAGAAAAGAGATCGAAGAATTACAACGCCAGGCAGAAGTGAAGAAGGCAGAGAACTATACCAAAGCAGCCAAGCGTGCCCAGTCACTCTGGGACCAGGCAGAACCTTGTGAACGTCACCCCTATTTAGAAAAGAAACAGGTCCTTAGTTACGGTGGCCTCAAGGTCAATGACTCTGGCGTACTCATGCTACCTATGTATGACGCGCAGATGACGATTGTAGGCATTCAGTATATCGGTCCCGATGGCACCAAGAAGTTTCTCACTGGTTCTAAAAAAGCTGGAAGCTTTTTCATACTGGGCAAAGAGATCTTAAAGAGCAGCAAGACCATTAACTTTGCAGAGGGCTATGCGACAGCTGCAAGTTACCACCAAGACTTCAGCCAGCCGGTGATAGTGGCCTTCGATGCTTACAATCTTACGCCGGTTGCCGAGGTAGTCTTTGAATTTTTGAACGACCGTAAGTTTATCTTTATTGCAGACAATGATCCGGAGTCTAACACCGGTGAGAAGGAAGCTGTTAAAGCGTGCCAGGCAATCCGTAAGTTAAACGGCCAGGCGGATGTATTCATGCCTGAGTCTAAGGGTGATTACAACGACCATAAGAACCAGGTCAAAGCATTAGAAGGCGAAGTCATAAGCCCAACCCTTAGAAACATAGACGTGCCCGTTGACTTTGATTTTGTGCGTGGCAGCACCGGCAGATACCTCAACACCAAAGATAATGTCCAGGGCGTACTCACGGTCAATGGCATCCAGGTGGTGTACAACGTGATAAAGAAACGCATGGAGATCGACGTACCTAATACTAAATTTATCGCTGACATGAAGGAAGAGGCCGCGTTGATTGAGATTGAGGATCGCGCTATCAACATGGGCATACCGCATACCAGGGTAAGAGATTACCTGAAGGTGTTAGCGACCGAGTGGAATCCTGTTAAGCAGTGGATGGAGTCAAGGAAGTGGGACGGCAAGAGTCGGCTGCAAGACTTCCTGGACACGATAGGCAGCCCAGAGAACGAGAAGCTCAAAGAGATGCTAATGAAGAAGTGGCTGATAAGCTGTTGTGCGGCAGCTTGTGAAGAGAATGGTGTGGAGCTTGAAGGCATCCTGGTGTTCCAGGGCGCTCAAGGATTAGGTAAAACCTTATGGTTTAAACGGCTTGCCAACTACGACGAAGGCTGGCTACTTGAGGGCGCTATGCTCAACCCGACAGACAAGGACAGCGTAAAGCGTGCCGTTAGTCACTGGATCGTGGAGCTGGGTGAGATCGAGTCTACCTTTAAGAAGGCGGACATAGATCAATTGAAGGCCTTCATTACCAGTAAGAGTGACGAACTGCGCCTACCTTATGACAGAGCAAGCACCACCTATCAAAGACGTACCGCATTCTACGCCAGTGTTAACGCCAGGGAATTTTTGACCGATACGTCGGGCAATCGTAGATTCTGGGTGATACCGGTGAAGCGGATCAACTTCAACCATGGCATTGATATGCAGCAGCTGTGGGCCGAGGTAAAAGAAACGCTGTATGTACCTGGGCAAAAGAACTGGTTCCTCACACCAGATGAACGTGAGATGTTAAACGAATCAAATGAGATCTACCGCACGCAGTCAAGCGTTGAGGATCTCATACTGGAGCACGTTAGGTTTGATAGTAAGTCAACCCAGCCGGTGCAGATGACTAAACTA